TGTGTATAAGAGACAGACACAATCTTGGACAACGTGATGTGCTTCGTGACGTAATGTATCCAGGTCGTTATTCGTCCATTCAACTTGTTTGCCATTCAAAACCCTTGCATTGTCTTGACAGATTGCTAACCGACGACGCCGAATGTAGTAACGTCCATCTGTATCTCTCTCACCACAATCTTCTTTGGTGTTGACAACAATCGTGATGCCTGCTCGTTGTAAAGAATCCCAGAGTTTTTCATGGTCATCAAATGTACCATTTGCAAATGATGTGGTTGGAGTGATAATTGAGAGAGCAGCGATTGCTCCCGTAATAAACTTCTTCATGTCAATTTTGAGGCAACCAAGAGAAAGCGTGATCATCAAAGAGCAGAATTAAATCACCATCACTACTTTGTTCGATCTCACCATTTATCACCTCTTTTGTTCCATGAGGTGTATGTTGAGCATCCATTGTTTCCCAGACACCATAAAAATCAGTGCGACCAGATTCATACTCAACAATCATAAATGCGCCCTGAGTTCCATTGTCAAGGGACATAGGTTTTACCTTAATTGTACAAGGAGAAGTTTCAACTTTTCCTTGATTGTAAGAGTAAAAACATGTCTTGGTTTGTGCTTCTGGTGTTGCCTGAACTTCTCCTGCTCCAAATATAATGGGAGCAACAAGTGCAAGCAGAAGTTTATTCAATTTCATAATTGTTAAGTCTCACTCATCGAGCAATCTGGAGGCTGAGTAATCATCGAATGATGTCGATGTTGGATGAACTATTCCACAATTCGAGTTCTTTTCTCAGTTGACCAGTCTTTAATAGTTTATCATACCTTTTTGCTGCTTTCTTTCTCCACCATTCGATTGCATCATCTTTGTCATAATTCAAGAAACCCATGTAAGATCTCTTACGTTCTGTGAGTGACTTAGCATGGTCAATCGCTGCGTTGAACTCTTTCAACTTATCCTCATTCTTCAATGAGTTTCTAATGATGGAGATCATCTTTGTTTGGATCTTGAGTTTCTTTGATGACTTATCTGCTGAGATTAGTCTCTCACCACCGTTGGCATTGTCATTAAACCACCAGAACATCTTCTTGAAATGATCATCATGAAACAGGGGCAAAAAGTTGCTCTCAGTGTCACCAACGTGACGAACAAATGGTTTCAGACCATCATACATTGACACACCTTTGGTAGATCCATAAAGCGATGTTGTCTCAAAATACTTTAGATCAGTGCCATACTTCTCATCAAACTGTTGTTTCAAATAAGTTGATGATGCAAGCAGACACAATAACTTACCACCCAGGTAATTGTAACCAAATGGTTGTACAGGAACGATGTTAAATCCCATCACAAACTCTTTGTTAATTCGTGACAGTGGGAGTACCTCACCAAAGTAATCATTCCGTGGTTTGGAGTTAATCGTGGGTGATCCAAATCGCACCACACCAACTACCTTGTCAGTGGTATCTTCGGTCACAATCCACTTCAATGTGCGACCAGGAATTGCTTCTTCGATTGCATTGGATGCAGTCAGATTCAAAACCTCAGAGTACATCTGCTGCGTGTACTTACTCTTAGGTTTGTTAGACGTATCCACCACATGAACGGAGAACTTCATGTCATTGGGATGGACAGAAAAGTCAGAAAAGATGTCATCCTCAGGACCGAAGAGTGTGCCTGAGGAGTTATCCAATCTGCTTTGTTTTACATAACGAAAGTAATCATCAATGCGATTAAACTGTGTGTAATATGAGATAAACTCATCCGCTGCCCAGACAGCATCTTCAGGTGTCAATGATGCCATTACAAACAGTTGCTCACAGGGTTATTTTATCAGTCTTTCATTCTCTTTTCAACTCTTC